GTTGTAACTCTCTGAAAGAGCGAACAAAAAACCCACCGCCTTTTTCATCTGTTGCGGGATTATATACATGATCTTGAATCAAAATATAATATTTGATTTCGTCATCATGTGTTTCTTCTACTATTTCATCAATAGCAGGGTGAGCTTCAGCTTCTCTCCAACTGCGTGGAGTTTTACCTGTTTTTGGAGAAGTCATTGCTGACCCTCCGCATATTCTGGATATGTAGTTTTTAACCTTTGCTCAATGGTTTTGTAATCCATGTCAAAGTCTTTAATCATCTCAAGCCTATGCTTTTTAAGACTTTCCTTTCTAGCTTTGGTTTGCTTGACCTGTCTTTGCAACTCTTTTATTTCAGCCTGTAATTTTTTAATGTGTGGATCACAAGCTTTTATAGAACTGTCTGTTGCTTCAAGCCTATAGAAATAGCCTTGTCTCCAATAGCCAGTACGATCATAGTTGTCATCTTCCAATGCTCTTTCTAGATCGTGATGTCTACAATTGAGATCATCATCCCAATGCTCGGTTTCGTTTGAACCTTCCCATAGCTCATACATTTTTGTATGAAACTTATCAAGGATTGCAAAAGACTTTTTAGCCCATGCGTAATAGTGTCCTGCTTTCATTTGATTTTGTAAATAAAAATTTGTAAGTGATCAAATTGAGCATTTGCTGCTCGTAAACCATTATTGCATATAATCCAACACTTGTCAAATAATTGATTAATCGAAGGGATCTCGTTTCTTTAAAACTTCCACTTGAGACTCGCATCTGGGGCAAGATAAATTAGTCATCACCGAAAACTCAGGATATCCATTCATGCCATTTTCAATGTCTATGTCACCCCCGACTATTAAATCTGAGTCACACCAGTAACAGTTCATAATCCTACTTGTATAGTAGAAGAGGTAGAACTATTATTTATATACAAAGTAGTTGTTGTGTGTGGTATATATTCTCTTGTTGTTTGATTTTGGTTAGCTAAACCAGTACTTTCAATTCCTTTTGCATACCCTGCTTGATAACCTTGGTCAAATGCGTGTTGGCTGCCCTCTGTAAAACCTTTCTGATAGTTTGCTTGTAATGCCTGCTCGATCTGTTGTTGCGTTGGTTGAGGGCGTTCTGACAATGTAACGTGCAATCCATCTTTTTTAATTGCATTTATAAATTTATGTGCAGCTACAATAGCTTCATTTTCATTTGGATTGTTTGCTGCCAATGCATACAATTTTTGTAATTTTTCTAATTTTTTTTGATTCATTCCCTACCAAAAATAATTTCATACGGTGTAATATTTAAATTCAATTCCCATGCTTTCTCTAATACTTTTTTTTGTATTCCAGTAGGGATTGTTCCGTGTTTTTTCCATTTGCTTACAGATCCTGCATCCCTTCCAACCTGACGAGCCAATTCACGGACACCGCCAAATTCAGCTATGCATAATTCGTAAGGAGTTTTAGTTTGTTCCATAGTTCTATATTGTCATAAATGCAACGTTAATGCAATAAAAAAAAGAGGGGTGTTATACCCTCTAATGTTTTTTATGTTGTTTAACCATTTTGTTAAACTTTTTTGATTGTTCGGGTGTCATGCCGTAAAAATAATTTAATAAATTACCCTCGTATTGATCGGCAATTTTCTCAAGCTTTTTGTCCATTACTTTGTACCTCCAAAAATAGATTCGATTTTGTCTCTACACTCTTTTTGTTGATCTTCAGTAATTTGTGTAGCGAATGAAGCAGCCATGCTTTCGCATTCTTTTTGTAGTGCTTCATCTTTTGTGGTCAAAGCTAATACTAAAGCTTGATAGTATGCTTGTTGATGGTTTTGAATGGTCATGTTAAATAAGGATTAGGAATAAAAGTAAATAAGGAAATAGTGCAAAGATCATTATTGGACTATCTCCTGATATGCTTCTAGCTCGTCTAATGTAGATAAATAAGCTTCTACTCTTGACTTGTCTACATCACCCTGTCCGAAGACTAATAAAGCTTCACCAATCATAAGTAAATCTTTATGGCCTAAACCCTTAGTTCTAATAATTTGCTTGAACAAGTCATAAGGGCTATTGTCTAGCCAATTTTCAGAAGCCCATTGTAGGTCTTGGATTTTGTCAAATGCTTTGACTGTTTTTGTGCTTGCCATTGTTTTAGTTAATTTAAAAATTAGTTAGTGAACAATTTGTTCGGTGAAGTTTGAGAACTTCATAGAGGTATTTAAACCTCTAAGAAATTATCAGGTAAAAAGCAAAGGTTATTAAACCTCTGCCTTATAAAACTCAATGCAGTTTGAGTAATTGCCGTTTACTTTGGCTATGTAAAATTCACCGTTGATAATGACTTTGTCACCATGTGCAATTGGTCTAAGGTTGTACATTCTGCGGTTAGCCATTCTCTGCTCTTTGCTGTAGCTACTGCAGATCATTGCACCTGCATTGATTCCTACATACTTGCCATCACATAAATGTAAACTGACATTCCAGATGCAATTAGTATCGTATACACGTTTCTCACCTGTAGGTGCATAAGTACCTTTGCGTAATTTTGGTGAACCTACTCTGACTTTAAAATCATTTTGCCAATCGTTATAACCTTTGCTAACAGTTAATGTTTGGAATAATGGCTCAGATACTGCTTCGTAATCAGCAGGTGTTGGCTCACAACCTTTCATAAACTCGTAGTAAAACTCAGATGATGTTTCAGCGTTTGTTTTAACCATTTCGGTTATGCAATCAATGTGTGACTTGAAGAATGCTCTTTTGTCAGTTGCTGTAGTTGCTTGTGTCATGTGCTTGTTGTTAATTGAAATTAGTAAGTGAAGCATCGGTAGACATCCGATATTTATAGTGTTGCATATATTCCACCATAAGTCAACAAAATAGTTTCAAATATTGCATATTTATTTATTTTTTCTTATATTTTAATTAATTTATTATTCCTAAATGACAGCAATAACTCAATTAACCA